CGAGCAGCATTACAAACTGTTAAGTCCGTACCCATGCTGTCAATTAGCTCTACCTTACTTTTGTTGACTACTTTCATTCTCTTTCTCCAAAGGATTAACTTCTGCACCAGACAGCTTCTTTAAGTTCATCCGTCATTATCCTTCAACTCCTTAACAAGTTTCATAGCCTCTTGTATCTCAGGGTTCTGGTTCTCTATAGCATCCAGTTTCCACTCAGGACTACCATAGGTGCTCATGTCTCTACCACCATAGTAATCAATGAGTGTCTCCAGTACAGAGATTACCCTGTCCGTCTCTACTGCAAGAAGTAAATCTGCAAAGTGGTAGCGTATAAGTAAGTCTGCGAAGTGATAGCGTGTATATTCCTCACCATCCTTCACAGCTTGCTGCAAAGCCTTAGACCACAGGCGGTCTATTTCTTCTCTAGTCATTTCACTTTCTCTCCCGAATGAGGTCTGCACAATCACATTCTCGGTAAAGCGTTTCACTGCAATCGTCAGTGACCTGTATTTCGTCTATAGGCATATCCAACATATTAGCGCATTCTTCACGCTCTGCTGCTGCAACAAGATCAGCGAAGCGTAGTAACGAATCAAAATAAATACCTTTATCTTGTTGTGGAGAGATTAGGAAACACTCCACCGCCATGTCGATGATTTTGTTTCTGTTCATTTCTTGTACAACACCATAGGTGTACAAGCCATAGGCTCTGCCATCTTAGCTACAGCGTAGTTCTGGCATTGCTCCTGCGTATTGAAAGCATAGGTAGCACAGCCAAGGGTAGAACAAAGTGTAATAATCCAGACCATATTATTTCTCCTTAAAGTTAAAAGCATCCAACAACTGCTGTAGTGTCCATATCTCTACTGTGCTGATTGTCTCCAACCACTCACCGAAGCCCACTGGCAGCGTACTAGGTACATCTATTTCATCTCCATAGGGTGCTCCGGCATCCCTAGCAGTAATGACACCATTACTCAGTAGTCTGTACTTTACCATGAATAGGGCACTTAGTGTCAAGGTGCATATACTCCGATGGAAACATATCATCATTGTCCATCTTAGGGCAAGTACAGTGTGGATAATGCCACTTACGGATGTAACGATGATCCTTATTGTAGCCCTTAACCTCCTGCAATGCCAGTACAGTCTCTATCCAAGCCGGGTACAGAGCCTTTGCAGCATCTACAGAGGTGTGAGCAACGATAACAAGGCTCTCACATAGATTCCGTAGCTGTGTTACCAGTTCTTTACTCATAACCATTCCTTCCTAATACTATGTTCAGTGCAATACTTGAAACCATGCAATGCAGCCCATTCACCGTGTGTCATGCGGTTACCATCGCTGATCCTTTTCTTGGCCCAAGGTAAAGGTTTATTAGGATCACTGAAGATAAAGACAAAAGACCATCCCGGATTACAACGCTGTGCATCAACATACTTCCTAGCCTCTGCGGATGTTCTAAAGTATCCTTTAACTTCAAAGATTATATTAAGCCTTTCATTAACAAAGTCTGGTATGTAAGTTTTCTCTTGAGAGTAGGTTAGCTTAATAGGCTCATACTTTAGATTACGCAGTACACCATTACCTAACCGTTCTTCCAACCTAGACTTGTATTTACTTCCTGCCTGTACTTTGGGCTTCTTCAATAGTTTTCTCCTCCGGTTTCCACCGTACCCTATCAGTCTGCTGTATCCATAGCAACTGTGCTTGCTCATTAAGGTACTCTGTGTTGCCTTCATAAGCCTCTAAACACTGTTTATACATCTCTTGCTCTGTGGTGCAATCCGCTAGGATCTTTTTAGCCTTCTTTGGCCCAACACCGACAATGCCCGGAATGTTATCGACAGAATCACCAGTAAGAAGTTGTGTGTAGAATTTCTTGATAGCTTCAAAGGGCGTTACCTCATAAAAGATTTTCTTAACGAAGTTGTAGTGCTTCCCTGCAATCATGTTTATATCCTTGTCAATGTGGACTATAACACAATCAACACCGGATGTTGCCATAATACCTACAGCATCATCCGCCTCAATACCGTCAGTGACTCTAAAACCCCATTCGTCTATAGCGTGTTGCTTTAGCATGGCGAAGTTGCTAGGCTTCTCTTGAGACCTATTGCCTTTGTAGGGCTTTGTCTTAGCCACCTGATAGCGGAAGTTATTATCCCCTGTCAAGAAGGCTTCAAAGTCCGTACATTGCTCTAGTTCAAACACAATCATGTCCTCCATAAATGTGTTGAACCGAGCTTTGACAATACCATCACTAACATCACCAGAGGCAGCAGCAACGCGGTACAGTATGGAGTCAGCGTCTATGATGCCGATCATAGAACATCATCAATACGATCATTGAAGCCGTCATCTACATCCTCCACATCACCACCTGTACCACCGTACTCCACCAGATCAGTGATGACTACCTTGACAGCGGAAGGTGACTTACCCTTCTTGTTCTTAAACTGCCATTCATAGTAACCAATGACTAGGGTTGCCTTAGAGCCATTACCAACCAGTACATCCTCCGGAATGATGACACCATTCTCATCATACGCCTTGATAGGCCGTGCAGATTTACAAGTGATGTAGTAGCCCTTCTCCGGCTTATCCTCCTTGTATTGCACATTGATGCCCATCTCCTTCAGTGCAGATACAGCGTTCTGCGAAAGGTTACACGCATCGAATTGGTACTTACCAGACATCTCATTAGGCTTGTTCAGAAAAGCCCAGTTGATTGTCGCGTTACATTTGATCTTGTCCATTGATATTCTCCTTAAAAGGTATCGTTACTCAGTGCGTGGAAAACCACGAACTACCACATTTGTACTCCGCTGCTACAGGGCATCTAAAGTTCAGTACCGTACCAGCATCTACAGCAGCCTGCACAATCAGTTTTCCTGCTTCATCTGCTCTTCCCCTTTCAACTTCACATTGTACCTCATCGTGAACACTGGCGACTAACTTATACTTGATGCCTGCTTGTGTCAAGTAGTTCTTAATCAGCACCAGCCATTGCTTAAAAATTATAGCACCTGCACCTTGTAAAAGCAAGTTCAAGGCCGCGTGTTGTGATCTGACAATAAGCCTGCGGCCATCCAAGCCTTCAACCCAGCCCTTACTAGCCAGTCTATCAATCTTGGCAGTCAGGGCTGTGTAGCCGGGGATTTTGTTAAACCCCTCACGCAGACGAGCACCTTCACTGCTGTGACCACCCACAATATCTGACAGCTTAGTAGGGCTAGCTCCGTATAGACCGGCATATAGAACCGTCTTTGCAAGATCTCGTGTAGCAACACCAAACAAATGTTGGTTACGAGTATGTACATCACCGTTGACGATTTCATCAATATATCCTTTATCTTGTAAGTAATGAGCAAAACACCTTAACTCAATGCCAGATAGGTCAGCCCCGACTAATACATTGTCTTTGTCAACAGTCCAGATAGACCTGCATACTTTGCCATATGGACTACGCACTGCCGGTATTTGTGCCATGTTAGGGCTGTTATGAGACATACGGCCAGTGTTGGCCCCAATCGTCAGCACCTTACCATGCACTCTATTATCCTCCCCAACCGCCTCCATCCATGACTTAGCCTGTGCCAGCCTCTTCTGCACCAGTAGGTACTCCTGTAGCTGCTTCGCTGCCGGTGTACCTATCTTTTCCAGTACTGCTTCATCCACAATCGGATGCCCTTTATCTGTCCTTCTGTCAGGCTTCCAGCCCATCTTCATAAGCCTGTCAGCAATCTGGTGTCGTGAACCCGGATTGAATGGTATCACTTTCTGTTTTGTCTTGAGCTGTACAATAGTAGGTTCAAAGGTTTTCTGTAGCTCCTGCTCCAGTTGATCCTGTAATTGTGTCAACTCACAGATAAACAACATCAGCGTTTTAACATCAATCTTAAAGCCGTTCTGCACCTGTTCGTGGATGATAACAGCAACTTCATGTTCAAGGTCTTGGGACTTTTGTGAGAAGCCTTTTAACTCTTTTGTCAATGCTTGATGTACACGGTGCAACACCCTGACATCCTGCTTGCAATACTTAATCATCTCTTCCGTCAAGCCACCGTCCCAATCACTGAAATCATCCTTGGGGAAGCCTAGGACGCTGCCCCAGTTCTTCAGCGAGTGCCCACCCTCTCTAATAGGGTTAGCAAGCCGACTAAGAACAAGCGTATCAACCAACCGATGCTGGCTAAAATCAGATCCCCAATAACGATTAAGAATGTCATAATCAAAACCAATACCGTTATGAGCGACAACAACATCCATTCCAGCAATGTACTCATTAAACGAGCTACTGTTTGTCCATACTTGTACATCCTCATCCCCTTCTACATAAGTACAACAGCACCAGATACGGTTGAGTGCTGAGTTAGTTTCAATGTCAAGATAACATATCTTTTTTGGTATGTTCATGGTGTCCGCGCTTAGGTTGCTTTTGTTTGGAATTGTCCTTGAACTTCTTAGGACGCTTAGAGTCCCTGAACTTTTCTGTATTACCGTTTCCTTGCATCATAGTGCCTCTTTTTGGTTAAAAATATTGCATCATAGTGCTTCTTTTACCTCTGACAACCGCCCTGTGCTGGCGTTGTACAGCAGGTGACAACATTCCCCTGTCATACCACTAAGACGGTTCTTAAGCACCCTGACATGGGTTGTGTTGCGTTCCGTAGCGTCCTGATGCTGTGCATGACGCTCTAATCCTATCACCATATCAGACAACTGTGCAATAGAGCCAGAGCCACGCAGCTGTGCCAAGGATGTCGCAGCCCCTTCCTCATGCCCTTTACCGTCAGGTCGTTTCAAGTGACTGACAACCAACAGAGCAGCATTAGTTTCCTGCACCAACACCCGCAGCTTTGTCATCACCTCATCCAGATACCGGCGTTCATCACCATGCTGCTGGTCACTGACAAGGATACTAATATGATCTAGGATTACATACTGACAGTCAAGAGCCTTGACCATGTACTTAATCCTATTGATAACATTGTCAATACCCATAGAGCCAAAGTGATCGAACAGGTATAGCCTTTCAGTGCCAAGCGTAGCCTCAAAAGCCTCTCTCATCTCCTGCTCTGATACCTCTGTATCTGGTAGGTGCAATGGCTTATTGATAGCCATAGACATGATAGACCGTGCTGTCTTGTAGCAGGATTCCTCCATGAACATCAAACCAATCTTAGCATCACTGGTGTTCAGGATGTGATAGACCACTTCACGCAAGAACAGCGACTTACCTAGCCCAGAGCCAGCGGTGACAGTGACTAGCTCACCCTTACGGATGCCATAGGTTAGTTCATTAAGACCGCCCCAAGGATACAACACTTCTGCCTTGTCAACAGGTTTGTTCACTAGCTCCCAGAGCGTACTACCAGCAACAATGCCGTCCGGGATAAAGGGCGCAGCAGCCCACCATGCTTCGATATAAGCCTTGCCATCACCCTTCGACAGGTAGTCGCAGGCATCCTTGTGCTTGTTCAGGTTAATAACTTTTGTCTTGTTACCAAACAGTTCCGCAACAGCATTAGACGCT